TGATTATGCTACTTTATCAGCACGTAAATTTACCTTCGGTCCTTATGGTGGTTTTGATGGATGGGACCCAAATAGAGGTCGCAGAACTAACGGTGATAATTATCGCCAAGGTAAAGCACAATTTACAACAAGTGGTTTCTTAGGAACTACTTCTGATTACTACGCTTATTTAGCCGGTATTCAAACATTCAGTAATCCTGAAGCTGTAAATATTAACGTATTCGGAACACCGGGTATTGATTATGTAAACAATAAAGAACTTGTTGATGAGGCAGTAACTATGTCTGAAGAACAAAGAGCTGATAGTTTATATATCGTAACAACTCCGGATATTGATTACCAAACAGGTTTATTATTTTCACCACAAGACGCTGTTGATAATTTGGACAATGCCAACATGGATACCAACTACACAGCAACATATTTCCCTTGGGTAAAATACGAAGATGATATTAACAACATTTCTATTTATCTTCCAACAACATATGATGTAATGAGAAACATCGCTCTTACAGATAATATCGCATTCCCATGGTTTGCTTCAGCTGGATACACTCGTGGTATCGTTGAATGTTCAAGAGCTCGTATCAAACTTACACAGGATGATCGTGATTTACTTTACGAAAATAGAATTAACCCTATCGCAACATTTAATGATGTTGGTGTATTAATCTGGGGTAATAAAACAATGCAAGTTGCAGAATCTGCACTTGATAGAATCAACGTTAGACGTCTTCTTCTTCAAGCAAGAAAACTTATTGCTGCGGTTTCTAAACGTTTAGTTTTCGAACAAAACGATGATATCGTAAGAAATGAATTCTTGAACTTAGTAAACCCAATTCTTGGTGGTATTAAAGATGAAAGAGGTTTGATTGATTTCCGAGTTCAATTAGTGCCTAGAGCTGAAACAGATGATGAAAACTTATTAAGAGGTAAAATCTATCTAAAACCAACTCGTACACTCGAATTTATTGATTTGGAATTCATTATTACTCCAACATCAGCAAGTTTCGAAAACGTTTAATATGGCGCAGCCAAAAGTATATAAATTTAATGAAAATCAGTTAAAGTTAATTGTGGAGAGCCAAAAAAGTTCTCCACAATTGCAAACTGAAATTTTAGATCAAACTGCAAATGCTGTTGGAAATATCATTGGTAAAGTTTTATCTTTTGGTTTTAAACAATCAGTTAATGCATTTAAATTTTTTAATGGAATTGGTGTAAATGTTTATCAGGGTACCTTATTTACTAAAGAAGGGAAAGTCGATATTAAAAAGCACAATCCATTGGCACCGTTATCACTTTATAACCCAACATTAGTCAGTTTACCACAGGGATATCAAAATTTATTTACAACAATTTCAAATGGTTTAAATGTTAATGCACAACAAAACCAAGAAGAAATTTTACAAAATATGACATTTGATGATGTACCGAAAGTGGTTTATCGTATTAAATTTCAATTTCAAAATTTAAAAAAAGACGCCAAAGAGAATTCAGCGTTAATGATGACTACTTGGAGTTTAGTCTTTAAAGTAGATTGTAATGGAAAAGCTACAGAACAAAGTACAATGAATTTTACATTGGATAGATTTACTTCCGAAGGTGTTTCATTAGAACGTGTTATTAGCCAAATGATGGGTAGTCAAACTAATCCAAATGCAATGAACACTATTTCAGGTAATCTTGGTGCAATCGATGAATTAAGTTTGATATTCACTAAACAGGACCAAGCACAGAAATTTGAAAAAGTGATGAAAAAACAAATTGATGATCATATGAAAATTATGATTGCTCAATTAAATAAACAAATGGGTGTTACTAATGCAATAAAAACACCACAGGTAACAGTTAAAGTTAATCCTAATCTAATTGGTGATTCTAAACAAGATTTATCTAATATGAATGTAGATGATATTCAAAATGATATTGATGAGTGTCTTCGACAAATACAATTATATCAAAATGATGCTAATCATGAAGCTTATGTTGCAAGTTTAAGAATAATGGTTAATCGTTTATTAGTACTTAAACAACAATTAAGTTCTAGATAAAAAATAATTTATGATTTACAATAAAAAAGATAGTAAGTGATATTTATAATAAAGAAATCTATATAGTGTAATCTATATTATTTAATCTATAATATATATTATAATATAGAGTAATATTTTTAAAATGACTAGTACTTATAAATGTAATGAAAAAAAATTAAAAAGTCAATAACAAACAAATAAAAAGTTATCAACAATGGCAAATCTATTATTAAACATGCCCATCAATTACGAACCAAAAAAACAAAATAGGTTCATTTTTTCTTTTCCAAGTAATATGGGAATTCAGTCATGGTTTGTGGTTAGTTCCAAAAGACCAAATATAACCATAGATCCAATTGAAATACCATTTTTAAATACTTCAACATGGGTATCAGGAAGATTTAAATGGGAAGCAATCGACGTTACTTTACGAGATCCAAACGGTCCGTCAGCGTCACAAGCAATTATGGAATGGGTTCGTCTACATGCTGAATCTGTTACAGGACGTATGGGTTACGCTGCTGGTTACAAGAAAAATGTAACTCTTGAAATGCTTGATCCAACCGGTGTTGTTATTGAACGATGGAAATTGGTTAATACAATGATGACTTCAGCAGATTTTGGAACTTTAGATTATAGTTCTGGTGATTTAGCTGATATCACAATTAACCTCCAAATGGACCGTTGTATCTTAGTATTCTAATTTAAACGTTCTTGGCGTTTATTTTTAGTTAACTATACACAATTTAAATCCTTTGATTATTTTTATGATAGTCGAAGGATTTTTTATTTTCCAATATTTAATAAGACAAATAACATTTTTTAATATAAAATTTATGATGCAAGACGAAAAACCAAGGATTAATTGGAATGACCCTAATCAACAACCTAATCCACAACCACAAGGAAATGACCCGAACGATCCGGATGATATTGATGTTGATAAATTACCAAAGCGATATGCTCAATTTGACACTACCGCCGGTAAAGGTTCCCCAGCTCCAATACCACAAGAACAAACACGTTATGTAGAGTTCGATGAAAAAGCTTTTATGAGCCAAACTGGATTTATAGAAGATAACGAACCATTTGATGTGATTGAATTACCAAGTAAGGGTTATTTTTACCCTAATAAAAAAGCAAATGTTCGAGTTGGGTATTTAACTGCCGCTGATGAAAACATTTTAACATCACCAAATTTAATTCAATCTGGACAAGTAATTGATGTACTTCTTCGTAAAAAAATTAAAGATCGTGACGTTGAAGTAAGTAAATTATTACCCGGTGATAGAACCGCAATTATGTTGTTTTTACGTGCAACAGGTTATGGAAAAGATTATACTGTAATTTTAACAGACCCGGGTACTGGTGAAGAATTTGAATATATTGTTGATTTAAGTACATTACCAACTAAAGAATTAACTGAAGTCCCTAATGAATCTGGTGAATTTGCTTATATGTTACCAAGATCAAAAGCCGCGGTTAAACTTAGAATTTTAAATCCGGGTGATGAAAAAGAAATAAATGAAATTGAGGAAAAAAGAAAAATAGCTTATGGCGCCGGGTATATTTCAAGTAGATTGACTATGCGCTTGGAACGTGCTATTGTAGAAATCAATGGTAATCGTGATAAAACATACATTGCTGAATATATCCAAAAGATGCCAGCGTTTGATTCATTAAACGTTAGAAGTTTCTTAGCTAAAATTGAACCGGGGATTGATACAAATATTGTAGTAAAAGCTCCATCAGGTGAAATTATACAAACATCTGTGCCTTTCGGCCCGAGCTTTTTTTGGCCTAAACTCTGATTATAGGAATTCGGTCCTAGACGAAACTTATTATTTAGTTAAGCATGTTAATTTTAGTCGCGAGGCTGTGCTTGCAATGCCTATATTTGAACGGCGTTATCATCTTCAAAAATATATTAATGAAATAGAAGCACAAAAAGAAGCTGCCGACGCTGCCAAGAAAAAACATTAAAGATATTTATAAGAAAATATA